GCATCACCCGTGAACACAGGCACGCCGTTGGTGATCGTGGCGATATTCGTGCCGTCTTTGCCGATGAGTGAAACGCTCATGTTCTGTTCCTTAGTTGTATACCCAGCCGACGTTGTAAACGCCGTGCCCAAAACCAGTCGTTACCTTCGCGTAGATGGTGAAGCCGACTCCAGCAACGGGAGGCCCAGCAACCACGCTCAACTCTTCAACCCAGTGGTTGTCAATCGTGTTGGACGCCGTGTTGGCAGGGAAGATCCACGCCTCCACCAGTTGAGAACCAGTGATTGACGGAGCAGACACAGCCACAGACGTATCAGTGGCCTTGCCGCCAAAATTTACAGTGGTTGTGCCTTGTGCAGCCATAGCTTACAGAGCAAAGATGCCTGATGCGTTCCAGGTAACCGAAATATTGCCGCCATTGGGCGTGACCGGCAAACCCGTTACGCCTGTATCGATATACGCTACCAGCGGTGAAGTAGCCGCAGTACCTGTGTCTACATAGATCACCAGCGCCTCGACAGTGTTACCCGTCACAGCGGTGTAGGTCACATCACCGCCGTCAAACACGCCGTTGGTCACTGTTTTGGTAGCGTTAATAGTTTGGGCAGTACCAACAACACCAGTTAGTGAAGTCAGGTACTGATCCGCTGCGTTGTAGGTGTACGTTCCCGTATCAACCAGAGCAACCTTTACGGTTCCGGTCAACAGGTTCGTGTTGGTTGCTGCGCCAAGGATGACTTCCTTGTACTTTGGATAGATTGCATTTGCCATCTGGTACTCCTTAAGCGATGCGAATCAGCGCATCGGAGGCCGTATTGGCAGGCATCTGCACCGTAAAAGTGCCGCTGGTTGCAGTCTTGTCAGACCCAAAGTCCAGCACCGCAATCGCCTTGTTGCTCTTGCTAGCGTTGTACACCAGCGCCCCACGGGCTGTAAAAGTTGCAGTCAACCACGAGGTATCCGAGAAATCCACAAACGCTGTCGTACCACTTAGAGATACCGTCGCACCAGTTAGCGTGTTACCCCCCGCCGTGTAATTGGTCCCGGAACTGCTCACCTCGTTAGAGGTGGTGTAAACAGTTGTTGATGCGTCCAGCGTAGCAGCCGAGGTATACAGAGCCATCTTGATGGTGTCGGTATCCAAATCGTGTTCACCCAGAAAAAGCTGCTGCTTAAACGAGGAGCACATTGCTTGAGAGATGGGCATGTTTTATCCTTACTTGACTGGGTATCGAACCTGACCACTACGGTAGGCGTCCTGACGGTTCTTGCCATCACCCAGGTTCTTCAGCAGCGTCAGAGACTGCGCGTATTCCTTGTCCATCATCGCAACGATGTCCTGCTCCTGCTTCATGAACCGAGCCGCCTCGACCATCACCGCGTTGAACAGCGCGGAGTCAAAGTTGTCGCCCAGCCAAGACGTACCTGCCGTGACGATGCTCACCGGGTAGTAGAAGTAGTGCAGTTCAGCCGTCAGCCCAGCAGAGGGCGTCGGACCAAGGATGAAGGTCAACTCAGTCAGGTTTGATGAGTCAGGACCAAACAGCGCGTAATACTTCGGGGTCCCTGTCGTGGACGGGTTGGGAAACGCCGAGCGGATGAAGTTCACATCCTTGTTCAGCAGGTACTCGTAGTTGCCTGAAGCATCAATGACCGCAAGACTAAAGACAGACAAGAAGTCCGTGGGAGCCGCGAGGTACTGATTGCCGTTAGTCAGCGTACCCGTGACGTTCTTGCGAAGCGCAGGAAGCTGCACCGAGTTGTAGATACGCTGCTCCGCCAACTGCGTGAGCGTGGCAAAGTCGGTCGCTGAGAACGTGTTCTCAGTCGAGTCCTCGACAGCCGTCTTCAACTGGGTGTAGTTCATGTTTTACGCCATCGGCCCGCGAGACATTAGTCCCTTGGTGGCAGCGCCAGTACCGCGCATCTTGATCCCGGAAGTTTTAGCAGGCGGAGCAGGATGCTTGGAGATGTTGTTCACCACCATGCAGAGATCCCGAGGGTTCTCGGCTTCCTGGGGGTATGCCTGCTTGGCAGGTGGCAGCTTTGTGATCTTGCCCATGATGTCAACCCGTCTTCTGGTTCATGGCGCGGGAAAGATTCTTCCCGTACTTCATGCGGTCGTCCGTGGTCGGCCCGCCCTTTTTGAAGGTCTTGGGCTTGCCGGGATGCAGCTTGGCCTCGTGGGCACTCACTGCTTCTTTCGGAGTCATTTTTGCCATTTCGGGCTCCTTGTGTTTAAGTCACGCTGATCGTGACTGTACCAACATATCCCTGAGCCACCAAGGTGTTTGGCGTCAGGGGCGCATCAAAACCTCTCGAACCTCCAACGGGGTTCCAGCCCCACTGAATCACGCGACTACCCTCGCCAAACGAGCCTGTTGCTGTCACGCCGGAAGAGTACCAAGTGTTCGTATCTGGACGTGGATCGCGCAGAGCCTGGGGGTCCGAGACTGGGTACATCCCAAGCTGCAACTGCGGCTGATCCGGTGTCCAACATTGAGGACACGCCTTGATCTGTGTCTGCTTGGTCTTGACCGTCAGGTTCTTGAGCTTCTTCAGGTCGTATCTAAAAGAACAAAGATCGCAGAACCCGAAGGCCTTAGCGCCGTTTGCAAAGCGGTTGCTCATGAGATAAACATCTGCCGCGGGACAAAACGTACTGCAGCCTTCTCACGGTCTTCCGTCGAGGCTAGATCCCAGTCCTCATCATATTGAGCCTTCAGCACCTGCATTCGCTCCATCGCACCAGGAATCTTCATGGACAAGTAGTACGCCAGTCCTGACACCAACGCATTGAGGAACCGGAACGGGATGTCCTGCGTGTACGTGCCACCCGCACCAGCGTCTTGAATCCGGCGCAGCCGCCAGTAAACGAACGTATAGGTCTGCGAGTTGTCTGGCGTGGGCCAGACAGTGATGGTCGGAGCAGGCTGCTGGCGGTTGATCCACACCTGAATAGGTCTTGCCTGCTGCAGTTTGTTCGGGATGGACGAGTAGGTAGAAACACTGATGCGCGTGATGGTCAGGTCAGTTTGCGTGGAGACGTTGCCCGCGCCCGTGCGGATCACATGCTCAATCAGGTCCACCGTGTCGGCGGGCAGCGTGTATGTGTTTGTGCCAGGAGTTAGGACTTGTTGCCCCTGCTCAATGGTCCACATATTGATGCCACGGTTGGCCCAGTCTGCGAACAGTAGGTTCAGGGATCGACGGGCAGTCTTCAGGTCGTAGCCCGTGCGCAACTCAGCACCACAACGCTCAAAGGCTTCTTCAACAGCCTCGTTGAGGTCAAGGTTAAACGTAGTGGTGCCGGAGGTTGCCATGATCAGTCTTTCTTTGCGGTAACCACGTCATCGCCCTTGCGAACGGTCACCTTATCGCCCTCAACATCCACTCGCATGGGCTGCTCAGGCTTATCCAGGCGGTCCAGCTTGTCAATCAGCGACCTGATGACTTCAAACTCAGGCTTCTCCTGCTTAGGAGCCCCACCCGCAATACCGTTGAGCATGGAGATGAGCGCCGTGAGCGCCGCACCCAGCAGACCCATAACGGCTGCAATTTTCTCCGAGTCAAGAGCCAAAGAGGCCAGGACACCGATCACCACGATGAACGTGATATAGAAGAGCCCTTGCTTACCAATAGCTTTGCCCGCGACTTCCTTGGCCGTTGATTGCGCCTCAAGCCGATTGAGTTCCGCCTTGACTTGCGCCTTGAACAGGGGGAGATCTTGAACTTCAGACATTACCTGAACCTAGCGGTCTTTGCAGCAACCTTGGGAGGCTGTTTGACAAACTGTTTGCCTGCGGCTTTGCCTGCGCGTTTGGCCCGAGTAGTGGCAGCGTACTCTGAAGGCGTAAGAGACTCGATAGCTGCCTTGGGGAGGTAGCGTTCGCCGGTCTTACTAGAAGGTTTGCCACTTTTGGTTGTCCACTTCTGCGCGGTCCAGTCCTTCAGACTCTGCTGCGGGGCCTTCATGTCAGTCCTTGTACCCACCACCCTTGGCCTTGTACTGCTTGGCAAGAAGCTGTGCCTTGCGGGCGCTCCACTGGCCTGCAGCGGTGCCTTGCGTAGCCTGCCCCTTGATCTTCTCAAAGAGCGATTTCCGCATCCCCGGCTTGGTGTAGTTGCCAGCTTCGTTCACGCTGCCGCCCTTAGCGTACTCCGTAAAGTCCGTGTTGTCACGGCGTGCGTGGCGTTTGCCATCCTGAAGAAAGTCGGTGTTGTCACGGCGCTTTTTGCTTACGCCCTTCTGGATAGCTCCCATGCCACGCGAGGCCATCATGTCAGATCACCTTGCACTTGCGAAGGCCACGCTGTTCGCAACCACCGCCCTTTACAGAGCCGCCTTTGGCGAAGCCAAGCGTACTACGAATACGTTCTCCGACAGAGCGTGTGTCGGTTCCAGTGCTGCTAGACCGAGCGCTTTCGCGCATGGCCTTCATGCGGTCAGAGATAGAGCGGCTGTCCGTTGAGGTAGAAGAGCCCTTGCGCTCGGTGCCGCCCATGCGCTCAGTCGCTGAACGCTCATCGGTCCCGGTGCTGCCCATGCGGGCACGCTCACGTGCGGCCTTGGCACGCTCAGACACGGATTTGGTCTCATCGTCCTTGGGAGCCCGCTTGCCCGTGACTTCAATCCGCTGAGGTGAAGATGACTCAGCCCGCTGCCCACGCATCGCGCCCCCAGGGGTTCCAGCAGGGGGTTTGGCTTTGGGTTTAGCCTTGGGCTTCTCGGGCATCAACTCCGCTGCTTCAGACATTCCTGTGGCAGCAGGGCGCTCGTCCTCACCGTAGGTGACTTCACCGCCGTCGTCGTAGCGAAAGTTACGCTTCTTCATTTCCGGCTCCTCAGCAGCTTCCGCCGCCCATCATCTTGACCATCTTGCCCTTGGTCTTGCCTTTGGACTCGATGCCGCCGCCCCGGGCGTAGCCCTTGCCTTTGGCTTCTTTCTTCTCGTGCTCAATCATGGACTTCGGAGCCTTCTTGGTCTTCATGAAGGCCAGTTCCTTACCAATCATCTTCTTCGACTCTTTCATGATGCCTCCTTCGGCATGTGCTTTGGGACCAACAAACTTCTCGGCAACGCTACGGGGGATGCCTGTGCCCTTGGGATCTTTCAGTGC